CGCCGAAGGTCTTTAGTCTCTCACCTGCACCACGTACTCTACTGACATCCCACTGCGGTATCTTGCCAGCATAGAGCATAGCAATAAGCTCACGGAATGCTGAGGCCCAACCAATCTTACTGTCACTTACCATGATAACACTGTCAGTCTTATGAAAGCTCTCTGCAATCTCTGGTAGCTTGTTGATGTAGTTACGTTCAACACTAAAGCCTACACCAGTACCACACATCAGTACATACATAAGCTCGTCAAAGCTGCGTGGTGAGTCGATGTGTAAGTAGCTACAGTTATACCCTGCTACGTTATCCTTGTCTAGTGCTACACCTGCTGTCATCATGCAGCGCATGGATGGCATTACTTCCATGTTGTGTATAGCATTGAATAACTTAAGGGCTACCTTATCGTCTATCTGTCCACGGTCTTTCCAGAAGTCTACATACCTGTTGACTGTCTCGTCCCAACGCTCTCGTCTGCTCTCCTCTGGTAGCCAACGTGCGTACCTGCTCTTGTGTATAAACTGTTGATACTGATCCATTATTGTTCCTCGTCTAGCGGTATGTGATATGAACAGGCTTTAAGAAAGTAATTAAACTGTTCTCTCATTTCAGTTATTGTTAAGTCACTAGAGTACAACGTATGTACTATCTTTGTAGCTGGTGCTGCTGACTCTGGTAATCCAAAGTCGGGATAAGAAATAAACTCATACACTGGTTTTCTGTCCATCAGTTATTCTCCTCATTTTCAAACACCACTACTTGTGTCAGTCGTGCTAAGTACCACTGAGCCTTTTGTAAGTCTTCTACAGGCTTATTCTTGTAGCCATAACGCCACAGATACTTCATGCAGTTACCCTTGAGATAGCCCTTGTACGCTTCACTGGACATGGACTCTTCAATGGCTACAATACACTCAATGTTGCCTGTGTTGTAGTGGTCAGGGTTATTGACTACATCTTCTTCTTCATCTTGCCTAGCAATTATTTCCTCCAGCGACTCATCTACCCAACGCTCTTCCTCTGCCATAGTAGCCCATGGCTCTAAGCCTGTCTTCTCTATTGCGGGGTGATTGTCTCGTAACCTGTCCCAGTCAAACCGTGTTGCGTCATTAATACTCATCTTCAAAATCCTCTACTAATCTGTCAAAGTCTTTAATTATTCTATCTTCAAAAGCATCAATCAAGTCTGCTGTTGTAATACTTAACAGTTCACAGATTAAATCCTCATCAAGCCATTTTTCCATTTCTTCTTTTAGTTCATCAAGTGTCGTAGCCATTAGACTTTCTTCCCTTTGATGTATTTGGTCATATCCTTTGCTGTCTCAATGGTGTAGTACTTGAAGCCTTCCTTCTCACACCACTCACCCATTGTTATCTTACCGCCCTTCCTTACCTTCTTGCTAGGGTTTGACAATACAAAGATGATCTCCCATTCAGGCATCGAGTCTTTAATGGCCTTGTACTTCTGTGTGTCACCTACTCTGAAGAAGCCCTTGCACTCTATCAGTACTGCCTTGTCTTCGTGTACGAAGTCCGGTAGGTACTTCCTGTGCGTAGTGTAGGGCAGACCGTAAGGTTCAAACTGGTACTGCCCGTCTAGCTTCTCCGATAAATCCTTCTCTAGTCCTGATCTAAAAGCCCTCTTCATCTGGCATGATCTCCCTTACTCTTGGCTCGTTTACTACGTTGACGAGAAACTTCGGCCCGTATGCGTAATTGAAGACCCTTAAATCTGGGTAGCAATGGTCTTTGAACTGACAATACGAGCAACCAATAGAGAGCTTTAAGTTTCCTGACTTGCCGTCCGGTATAGGTTGTGTACACCACTCCTTTGGTTCTGGTTGCTCTACTAGCTTTTTTACATGCTTAACTCTTTCAGTAATAGGCTGCTTAAGTACATCGTAGACAGCGGCCTGTGTGTCTTCTAGGTCATACTTGAGATAAGTCAAGTGACCGTTAGCCTTGTCCATTGCCAGCCAACCGAACTGTGTAGCACCTTCTGAGTAAGCGTAGGCTTTGATCTGGTCTATGTAGCCAAACGGATCGTCAAACGCTAGTGACCCATCCTTAAACTTCTTAAACCCAAACGCGCTTGCTGATTTAACATCTGTCACAACCCCGTCAATCTTACAGTCCATGTGTCCTACGATCCCTTCGACTTTGCAGACCTTCTGCTCATCAGTCACACTGTGTCCCGCCATTCGTGTCAAGAAGATTAACATCTCTTCAATTAAATGACCATACATAAACTTGACATAGGTGTGTGGTTCTATCTTCTCGCCTTCCGTCCCGTTAAAGTGATTCCAGAGGTACTTGTCGGTGCGGCCAATATTACTGAGGCGTAGCCTCCGGTTATCCTCTCGCTTCTTCCGACCAAACTCCGTTCGCATTAGAGCTTTGACACCCTCTCCGAATCTCTCTATCTCTTGCTCTACATCTACAGATGGGTCAGCGTCCTTGCTTTCCATCAGAGCGTAGATGTCTTCCACTACGTTATCTGTTGTCTTCACTTCTCTTATGCCCTTAGCCATACACCGTCCCCTAAATAAACATCTCCAAAGTCATCAGCCGCGTCACATAAATCATTAAGCATCATAGCGGAACCGTGTAGCTCAGAATGTATAGCGTCTATTGCTTTCATTGCTGCTTCTGCACTACACTCAAACCACTCGTTCTTGTGTTTAAAACGCTTACGTAGATAATCATGTACCATACCCTCCGCTACTCTCCTATTATCAAAGTCTTCATAGTCAAATAACTTATAATCTCTTTCGGGGCTTGATGTTTGATAGTTCTTTAATCTATCTTCCGAATCTACAGCCATTCCTACCTTTACCCAACCTTCCCATGCAGGGTTCGTGATTATATACACCTGACCCTCTGGGCTAGTCTTGTAGTTCTCTAAGGAACTAAACGCTGCATCTTCAAAACCCTTATATCTGCCTGCTTTATACAACGGGTGCGTCTTTTTAATTTCCTCACCATTAACCCACATCCTTTTAGCATCCCTTGCCTGTACTGCTTCCTTGTTATCCTTGTAATACTTACCCTTAGTGGGTGTCGGCCCATGTGTTTCCAACTTTGTAATCTCCGGCGAGAGGGCAGTTGAGCTTGTAGTGCTGTCCGGCAGCTTCAACACAGCTTGTTGCCAACCTTCCGAAAACCTCTGATTTCTCTTGCTTGACCTCTGTCTGGATTTCATCATGTATGTTCCCTAATATTTTGTAGTCTATACCCCATAGTATAGCATATTCATTGAGCAAACACAACGCCTTCTTCATAACAATTGCGCCTGCTGACTGTAGGAGGCTGTTCAGTGCAGCATGTTCTGATCGTATTGCGACCCTTCTCCTATCCAGTCCATAAACATAGCCTCTTCCAGCCGCCAGTCCAACTCGTTCTCGTAGGACTCCAAGAGCAGGCGTATTTGCAAGGAACTTGTCTTTAAGTCTCTTACCATCACGCTTAGTTCCTCCAACGATACTTCCGATCTTGGCGTCTCCTGCGCCATAAAGAAAAGCGTAGATGAAAGTCTTTGCTTGATCTCTAGTGTCAAGGCCCGCAGCCAACTGATTTGCCGTGTGTATATCTCCGTTGAGTATTTCATTTGTGTAGTCCTCGTCATTCATGTAGTGTGCAAGCATTCGTAGCTCAAGACCACTGGCATCCATACCTACCAGCTTGTAACCTTCCGGTACTGTCCACACATCACGACACTGTTTGCCGTAGGGTGAGTAGACTGCTGGCACCTGCCCCATGTTTGGACTAGAGTGTGTCATACGGCCCGTCACAGCTCCGTTGGGATTAACGTACCCATGTACTCTACCGTCATCCTTAACTGCGTCTAGCCAGCTCTGTACCTGCGCGATACGCTTTTGGATCATCAGGTACTCGCCAATCAGTGCCGCCTCCGGTATACCTTTTACATCTCTGAGTACTGACTCGTCTACAATGGGCTGTCCTGTCTCCGTGAATGTCTTGGGCTTCCAGCCAAAGTATTGTAGATGTCTCCCTATCTGCTGGCGTGACCCTAGGTTAAACACAGGGAAGTCTATACGACTGAACTCTGCTACTGCTGTTTCCCACTCGTCTCCTAGAAATTTAAGCCCAACAATCGAGTACGTACCATCTTTCTTAATCTTGGGTGTAACTTCTTTGATAAATGTTGGTAATGGTTTGAAAGTCTGATGCACTTCGTCTTCAAGGTCATATTTCTTTTCCTTCAGTTC